AAAATAGGCCAATCGTTAATATCTCCCTGGGTAGCATATAAAGAAGGATGCTTAAAATCGGGTCCTATTTTTTCGATATAGTAATCAGTGGCCCCATTAATGTAACGCTCAACGGTCACGTAAACATCATCAAAAGTGCCATCCGTATTAGGTAATGTGATCACAGAATGAACTTTTGCAGGGATCTCATTCAACGACCCGTCCACGGCGTGGCCACCAAAGTCCATGACTTGCCATGCGATTAAGTTGGCCTCTTTGTCAAAAGATAAACAAACTAAAGCGTTTGAATTCTCAGTGACAAACCAAAGTAACCGACGAGAAGCTTGCCAAGCTACTTGCTGCACTTTTATCGTATTGATTACAGCAGCATCTTTAGTTGTGTCATTGTACGCGTTCCACTCTAGAATCTCTGGATTTAACTTAGATAAGTTAACTGAGATGTATTCTAAAGTTTTAGGGTCTACGACAAACTCGTAAACATTCTTCCCATCTCTGGATATGTAGATCGTAGATTTGTTAACAAGGACAGGTTGAACAGTACTACCACCAATTGATGTTCTGTTTTTGACGTTAATCGAAGTTGAACTTATCAATTGTTCATCTGTACCTTCCACAGTGGTTTCACCGCCAATTGACCCCACATGGAGTTGCTTTTGAGCTACCATCCAACGAATGTTATTACTCAATTGCATCTCAATATTGAAATTAAAAGGATCAATGGGTGAAGAATCCCCGAAATAATTTAAACCAGACACATCGGTAGAGGAATCTTGAAGCAACTTTGTTTCCATAAATTGATAAAAATTCCCTACGAGTGAACCCCACAATCCGTTAGGCTTGTGGTCCGTAGCTCCAAAAATCAATCTCCCTTCGTAGAAGGATACTTCTTTCGGCCAACCATATTCATGACCCCATGAAGATAGCTGCCAGTTATCCGTTGCAGCGGCAGCAGAAAAATTTATTAAAATTCTAATTCTTACATGAGATGTACTAACCCATTGTTGAATCCGTGCGATCCCTGTATTGGTCCCTTGATTGATCTTAATGTAAGTACCTACCCAATGAATACCTGACCCTGCTCTTGTAGTGAAAAAAGGTACTGCCGCTGTGGCCAAATTTTGAACAGTTAAATCAATCAAACTCCCCGATATGGCCGCAGGTACAAATAAAATATTTGCATTAGCATTTGGTGTCTCATAAGGGACTCTAAGAACTTGTTTAATTAAACCGGATGACGTAGATGTATCCAAGTCACCAACGGGTATAATCCCAGACGTAAGAGCAAACGTACCTTCTGTAAAACGTTCTATCACAAAGCTAACAACACCATCCTCCACTACACGGGCAATCACCACAGGTACAATATCACCTGTTTTATGAGTGATTACCATTGTGTTTCCAGATATAGCGTATCTAAAACCTTTAGGATCTGGTTGCTGTACTAAAGTACCGCCTGCACCGTAAGAAAAAATAGAACCGGATATGGCCGTTCTAATAGTCTCTTTGGTTCCACTACGATTATATATGACTATCTCACCTCCTGCGAATGAAGTGTGAAATGTCACAATATAGGCGTTATCCTCGTCAAAAATGAAGGGGATCATGAAAGGTTCACTAATATCCGATACAGAACTATCCACATCTTGGACAACAAGCCGTGAGCCAGGTCGCTTAATTAGACCGCCTTGGGGAAGAATAAAAAAGTTTTTGATTAATTCCGCACTATCGTTGTAAAGCTCGGCATCGACTCGTCCCTTGAGTTTATTACTAAGCATTCCGGCAGAAAAACTAACTTTCAGATTATTGAATGCGCTCATCAGATTGACCTCGGCGAATACCTACTTTGTACCCAGGCATCACCCTGGTATTGTCTTGGTGTACCTTCCTGGGCATCTCTAGTCCTTGCGGATTGTAAGAAGGCCCCATAGGCCTGCATCATGGCCTTACCGAGATTCACACTTTGAACCAATGGGTAAGCGAGTTCAGCGGCCAATCTAAAGGCCAATGCCTCGGCAAATTTAGGTGTAAAGTTACCCGTGGTAGTGATTCTCTTGATGTACTTAATTTTTGCTGTATCGTAGTTTGTGTACAGCTTATTGCCCTCAATCTGATACTCTGTAAACTCTTCATCCTCAAATGAGACTACCTTCAAGCAATCGTTAGGCAGTTGGTACTCATTATCAAATTCCCAGACAGGAGTAACCGCTGTATTGGCCAACTCGACTCTGGCCAAAGCAAAATTCCATGGATGGTCTTGAAGAACTTCATCCCGTAAAATGCTATATTGTTGATTACACAATTTTGCGGCCTTCACGTTATCCGACAAAGAGTTGATCGTTTCAACACCAATCTTTATCAAGGCCGAGTTACAAATACTTGTTTCCGTAATGGCCATAAAAATGTCCTAATCAAAAAGGCCCCCGAAGGGGCCGAGATATGAATTTAGTTGATCACGTATTCGATCTCGAAAGTTGCGCTGTCACCATCAGCAGCATCAGTCGCCTCGGTAAAGTTTGCTTGGATAATAGTCTCCGCTCCAAGAGTGAGATCTTGTCCAGCAGGAACAGCAGCAGCCGTTAGCGTACCGTTCATTTGGCCATTAACAGCTTGGCCACCAAAGTCGTAAACACCAAATGCATTAGCATCAGCGGCGTCTACACCATTGGCAACGATACCACACTCAAGAATTCCGGTTGTTCCTGTGGAAACACCGTAACACTTAAAGTTTGTGATCCGTGCGCCCTTAGGTAGCTTGAACAAATTAATCTTGTCATTGACCGCTTGGACGTTTCCTGAATAAGTAATGCGAGTAATCGCATTGTAGACTGCACCCTTTTGTTCGCCCTTAGCGATTTTTTCGCTAGGAACGTTTACGTTTTGAAGGGCATAGTTCGTCGAGTTTAGAGTTGCCATATTTACCTCAAAAAGAAAAAGTTTCTAAATCACACTTGAAAAATCAAAGCTATTAGACAGCGTTGATTTGAACAACTTTGGCCTCTTCCATTCTAGTGGCCCCAACTCCCATCTCAGCATATACCTGAGTGGAGTAGTTTTTGTCGCTTCTTTCATCGACGCGGCCACGTACTTCCATACCTGTGGCAAGAAGAAGTCCGTCTTGTGCCCATGCAAAACACTGAGTAGAGCCATCACCATTTGATCCGGCACCTGCCAAACCTGTGGTCACGTTAAAAGTTTGACCGTCTGATTGAGAGGTCAATCTTTCAGTTCTAATGAAATTGAAACCAAGAAATGTGTCAACTTCACCCATTACAAGAGCTTTCACACTGTTGTAATCGGAACTTGTTACTTCAGTTTCACCCAGCAGATTGAAAAGATCGGTTGAAGAGATAGCGCAGTATCTTGGAATGCTAGGATCTACATCAGCAGCATCCAAAATTTGCTTGGCCCTTCTAAGAGCAGCAACATTCATACCTGAAAGTGCTCCACCAGATACGGCATGAATTCTTTGTGCTGTAGGAAGGGCAACAGTTGTTCCACCTTCTTTTCCTGCGTAGGCATTCCCGTTTGCAGCAGCGATGATTTCATCATCTTTTGCACGGCCCATCGCCCACATTGCCGCTTGAGCATAGGGAGATGTGGGGTCAATCAATGTTCGGATTCTATCCGCAGAATCGATAAGATCTGCATAGATATAATCTTCCAACGTAACTCTACGCCTACTGTGAGGAGTATCAAGTTGTGGTGTATCCATGTGGCGAGAAGTTTTCTTAATCGCCGTTACTGATCCAATCCTTTCCCAAAATTGCTCCTCACCTCTTTGGCTTTCATTTCTTACGGCCATAGCAAGGCGAGAACCTTTTTGTTGTGAAAGATGAAAAACGTTAGCAGAATACTGCTTGACCATTGCGGTTGTAATTTGAGCAGACATAAATCCCTCTTTGGAAACAATTTAATAAAAAAACCTAAATTTCTCTTTGGATTGCCTCCGCATGGAGATCCGGATATGCCATTAAGGATCGACGAACGATTGTCCCGACGCATATTCACATAATAAATAAAATGTGTTTACGAGTCAAGTATGCTGTGCAATTTGGTCATGTGGTTGACCACTTGTTGATGTTGGGGATGCTTAGAATCGAAATAGGGTGAGTTTGGATCACCCATTATCTGATTAATTTCCACGGTAGCATCTTCTTTAGTTGTCCCGAATGTCCCACGCTTTTCTCTAGTAAACGTGTCTTCCTTTAGGCCCTCTCCTATTTGTGAAAACAATTTAATCAGTTGAACATCGTTCCCTAGGCCACTATCATTAAAATATTTTTGAAGATCCTCGCCCCCAAAATGTTCCACGGCCCTGGCCGCTAAATTGGCCTTGGCCTCGAAACCTTCTCCCCATTCTTTTTGAAGGCCTTTAAGCCCGTCTTGTACAGCATCAGCAGCGGCTTTTTTCTGATTTTCCATGGCCGTTGTCATCTCTGTGTTGTACCAGCCGATCAACTTCTCAGCGTGTTTCGGTAGAATACCTATATCAAAAGATTGTTTTTTGAAATTGTTCAAAAAGTCTTTATCCATGGAATCTTCACTCAGATTCAACTTATAGTCGTCCTCGTTCTCAGGAAGACCCAATTTGTTGTAGATTTGCCGCCACTGTGCGTCGTCAGCGTATTGGTCAGGGACTTGGATCTTATCAGCCCCAATCATCTTCTGACTGTGAACATAACTTTTGGCCAGGCCATTTATATCGGTAATGGCCTTCATCGAGGGATCTCCGCTAATTTCACTAGGGAGAGTGTTTTTCCACTCTTCTATCCCAGTAAAAGCCGGAGGAGGATTATTTCCTGGAGGATTCTCGCCACCATCACCAGAACTGCCAGGATCATCCCCAGGGTTATTGTCGCCAGGATCAGTTGGAGAGTTGTTAGGTTCACTCCCACCCCCTTCGCTACCTAAAATTGAACTCATTAACCGTTGTTTAAAAAATTTTTGACCCATCTATACCTCCATCATTCGCTTTCGTTTGTATTCCAACGTATTTAACAAATCTTTTACTTCATCGGTATTCGTATTGAGATAAGACAGAATCATCAGAATTGCATTCCGATTACCTTCATTAAATGCCATTTTCACGGGGTCGGCATCAAAAATAGGTTTTAATACGTTATTGGCCCTGCATAGATCGGCCAAAACTTCTTTCCCTTCATCGGATTTAAAAACCCGTTGATACTTTAAAGTTAAGTCTGCCCTATGCCTTTGCATGTTTATTTGCCGCTTTTCGTTTTCTTTTTGGGTATCATCGTACACTTACAGCACCTCCGTTTTGTGGTATCGCTTTAGATACTTTTTGAACCTTTTCAGCATCGGCCATTTCTTGTTGATTTTGAGCTTGTTGAGCGGCCATGGCCTCTCTCATTTTCCGTATTTGCTCAACTTTTCGTGGATCGTTTACGATCTCCGCAGGAATCCCAAAAATATTGGC